GCCGCGCGGGCTGCGTATGACTGCCGGTGCCAAGAGTAGGAGGCGATTCTCCGATGCCTGTGCCGGGACGTGCGCCCAAGCCTGACGGCCAGAAGCGCAACCGGGTCAAGCCGACCTACGAGTGGACCGAGGTGCCCGACGTCCCGTTCAACGGGCGGGTACCGGCGCTGCCGAAGCACCCGCTGGGATGGCCGGCGCTGACGAAGCGGTGGTGGCAGGCGATCAGCCGGATGCCCCACTGTGTCCTGTGGACCGACACCGACTGGCAGTACGCCATCGACACGGCGGTCGTGGCCGCGGCATTCCATCGAGGTGATGTGCGGGCCGCCGCTGAGCTCCGAAACCGGGAGAAGGTGCTGGGCACGACGTTCGACACTCGCCGAGCGCTGCGCATCCGGTACCTGAGCCCCGACGCCGAGGAGAACGAGGACGACGCTTCGGTGACGGCGCTGGCCGATTATCGGGCGATGCTCGACGATGGCTGACCCGGTCCTTACTCTGCCGGCCGGCCGGCCGCAGCACAGCCTCGCTTTGCAGGTGCTGACCTGGTGCTCGGAGTACATCCGCCAGCCTGACGGCCCCGACGCTGGCGGGCCGTGGCGGTTCACTCGGGAGCAGGCGAAGTTCGTCGAGTGGTGGTTCGCGGTCGATGGGCGTGGCCGCTGGTTGTTCTCTCGTGGCGTGCTGCGCCGCCCGAAGGGCTGGGGCAAGAGCCCGGTCGTGGCCGCGTTGGCGCTGGCCGAGTTGTGCGGGCCAGTCAGGTTCGGCGGGTGGAACAGGGATGGCTCGCCGAAGGGGACGACGGTGGCGGCGCCGTGGGTGCAGTTGGCCGGCGTGTCCGAGAAGCAGACGACGAACACGATGTCGATGGTGCTGGCGATGTGCGCGGAGTCGCCGATCGTCGACGAGTACGGCCTCGACCTCGGCCTCACCAGGATCTACACCGCGAGCGGCGGCCGGCTCGAGCCGATCACCGCGTCGGCGCCGACCGCTGAGGGCGCCCGACCGACGTTCGTGGTCGAGGACGAGACGCACCACTGGACGGAGTCGAACAACGGCACCGACCTCGACCGGGTGAACCGCCGGAACCTCGGCAAGTCCCGGGACGGGTCGGCCCGCATGTTGGAGACGACGAACGCCCACGCCGTCGGCGAGGACAGCGTCGCCGAACGGTCATACCTCGCCTGGCTGGCCATGAGCGAGGGCCGAGCTCGGGGCGGCATGTTGTACGACGCCCGGGAGGCGCCGCCTGATACCGACATGGCCGACGAGGCCGACCTGCTCGCCGGCCTCGCCGCCGCGTACGGCGATTCGACGTGGGTGGACCTGGAGCGGATCAGGGATGAGGTGTGGGACCCATCGACGCCGCCGGAGGACTCCCGCCGCTTCTACCTCGACCAGATCGCCGCGGCGACCGACAGTTGGCTCACCCAGCCGGAGTGGGCGGGGTGTGCTGATCCGACGATGGTGGTGGCCGACAGGGAGACCATCACGCTCGGCTTCGACGGTTCCCGCTCGCGAGCGAGGGGCGTGACGGACGCGACGGCGCTGATCGGCTGCCGGGTCAGCGACGGTCACCTGTTCGATCTGGGTGTGTGGGAGCAGCCGGAGGGCCCGGCTGGGCAGGGCTGGCAGGTGCCGACGACGGAGGTCGATGCCGCGGTCCGGGCGGCGTTCGGCCGCTACCACGTGGCTGGGTTCTACGCCGACCCGGCGAAGTGGGAGGGCTACGTCGCCCAGTGGGAGGCCGCCTACGGCCGCCAGCTGGCGGTGAAGTCGACCCGGGACCATCCGATCGAGTGGTGGATGGTGGGTGGCCGCACGAGCATGGTGGTGCGGGCGCTCGAGCAGTTCCATTCGGCGGTGGTCGACGGCGAGCTCAGCCACGACGGCTCCTACGTGCTCACCCGTCACGTGCTGAACGCTCGGCGCCGGTCGGGACGGTCGGGTGTGACGATCGCCAAGGAACATCCAGAAAGTGCCCGGAAGATCGACGCGGCGGTGGCTGCGGTGCTGGCCTGGCAGGCCCGCCTCGACGCCGTCGCGGCGGGTGTGTTGGCTGCGCCGGCCGGGTTCGTGCCGTTCAGAGTCAGGTAGAGGGAGGGTTGAGTGGCTATCGATGTCTCGCGGCCGCTCAGCCCAGGCTGGTGGCTCGCTCGCCTCGCCCGGAAGCTTGTCGACCGGCAGGACCATTATTCGACGCTCGAGTCGTACTACGACGGTTCGGCGGCGATCCCCGTGCCGGCCACGAAAGCGATCCGCCAGTCGTACCAGCGGTTGATGGCGATGGCCGGCACGAACTACGCGGCGTTGGTCGTCGAGGCGGTCAGGGAGCGGATGCAGCCGCTGGCGTTCCGCACCGGCGCGGTGCAGGACGAAGGCGGCGACGCCGCGGCGTGGGACATCTGGCAGGCCAACCAGCTCGACGCCGACTCGGCGCTTGTGCACCGGGCCAGCTTGGCGATGGGCGCCGGGTACGTGATCGTCGGCGGCGTCGACGCCGAGCTCGGCCAGCCGTTGATCACCGTCGAGGATCCCCGCGAGGTGATCGTCGAGTGCGACCCGGCGCTGCGACGCAAGGTCCGCGCCGCCCTGAAGTTGTTCTACGACGACCTGTACGGCGTCCACCGGGCGTACCTGTACCTGCCTGGGTTCGTGCTCCAGGCGATGGAACCGGCGTGGTCGACGGGTTTCTCGGGCGACGTCACGATGTGGGACTGGCAGGGCGACCCGCAGCGCCTGGCGGCTCCGGTCGTGCCGGTGGTGCCGTTCTTCAACCAGGCCGACCTGTACGGCCGGCCGTGCGGTGAGTTCGAGGCGCACACGTCGGTGCTGGACCGGATCAACTTCACGATCCTGAACCGGCTCGAGGTGATGACGCTGCAGGCGTTCAAGCAGCGGGCGCTCAAGGTGGACACGCCGAACGGCCCAGACGGCGTGCCGATCGACTTCGACGACATCTTCTCGATGGAACCGGGCGCCTTGTGGGTGATGGCCCAGAACTGGGACATCTGGGAGTCGGGGACGGTCGACCTGGGCCCGATCCGCCAGGCGATCCGCGACGACGTCATGGACCTCGCGGCGACGACCCGAACCCCGCTCTACTACCTGACACCGGACGCCGCGAACGGTTCGGCGGAGGGCGCTTCACTGGCCCGGGAAGGCCTCGTGTTCAAGACGGCGGACCGGATCGTCCAGGCCGGCGAGTCGTGGGAGCAGGTCATGTCGCTGGCGTTCCTGTTCAAAGGCGACGCTGAGCGAGCGGCCCGTAAGGGCATGGAGATCGTGTGGGCCAGCCCTGAGCGGTTCTCGCTGGCCGAGAAGTTCGACGCGGCGACGAAGGCGCAGGCGGCTGGGGTGCCGTGGCGGCACATCATGTCGACGGTCCTGCAGTTCTCGCCGCAGGAGATCGACCGGATGGCCGCCGAACGGGCCGCTGACATCTTCACGGCCGCGGCGCTCGGCGCGCCGGCGCAGCCGACCAACCCGTTCGGTCAGATGACCCAGGCGATGCAGCAGGCCGGCCAGCCGAATGCCGGTTGACCAGGCGACCCTGAACGTCATCACCAGCTTCGCCGACCGTGCCGGCCTCGTCCGCCAACGTGTGCTCGGCTACATCGAACGAGTGTGGGGCAGTCTCGACAGTTGGCGGGCCGCCGACATCGACCGGTTCGTCAACGCGGTGGTTCCTGTCGTCACTGGCGGACAGACGCAGATAGCCGCGCTGACCGACGCGTACCTCGCCGCCGTCGAGCAGGCCATGACCGGTCTGCCGGTCCGTCCCGTGGGTGTGCCGGCGTCGCTGGTGACCGACGAAGCGATCCGCGGTGTCGCCGCCGACGAGGTGTACCGCCGACCCGGTGTCGAAGTATGGACGTCGCTCAGCCGGGGCGACACGCTCACCTGGGCGGTCCGTCAGGGCCTCCACCGGGCGCTCAGCATCGGCGCTACCGACCTGCAGCTCGCCAAGACAGCAGCCAGCCGGCATGTGCTCTCGAAGAAGGATCATGTGGTCGGCTACCGGCGTGTGCTCAGCGGCTCGAAGTCGTGCGGGCTGTGCGCCGTGGCCTCGAGCCAGCGGTACCGCAAGCAGGACCTGCTCCCGATCCACCCCGGCTGCGACTGCGGCGTCGTGCCGATCATCGGCCACGACGACCCGGGGCAGGTAATCGACCCTGACACGCTCTCAGGCATCCACGAGGCGATCGCCGACAGGTTCGGCGTCGCCAGCGAAGGCGCTCGAGCAACCGGGACGCTGCCCGACTATCGGGACGTCCTCGTGACCCACGAGCACGGCGAGATCGGCCCGGTGCTGGCCGTCCGAGGTCAGCACTTCGACGGTCCTTCCGTCGTCGCCTAGTTCCACCCCCGCTCCAGGTGGGCGGGCTCAACAAGCCCCAGGAGGGCAAGCCATGTCCGACGCGGACGCTGCAACCGACGACGCCCAAGGCCAGGAGCCGGAGGACGTCACCCCCACACCCGAGCCGGCACCCCAGGACGAACCGGCCAAGCCGGAACCGAAGGTGTTCGACGAGGACTACGTCAAGCAGCTGCGCTCAGAAGCAGCGAAGCACCGCAGCGAAGCCAAGAAGGCCGCTGAGGAGCTCGAGAAGCTTCGCCGCGCAGCGATGAGCGAGCAGGAACGGGCGATCGCCGAGGCGACCGACGCCGGCTACAAGCGTGCCCTCTCAGAGATCGGGTCCCGTCTCGTGGACGCCGAGATCAAGGCCGCCGCCGCCGGCCGGTTCACCGAAGGCCAGATGGCCGTGCTCCTGCAAGGACTCAACCGTTCCGCGTTCCTCGGCGAGGACGGAACGGTCGACGTGAAGTCGGTTCAGACGTTCGTCGACGGGCTGGCACCGAAGAACGAAGCCCCCACCACTCACGGATTCCCCGACCTCGGCCAAGGCGCCCGCAGTCAGGCCCCGCCCGCTCTGAACAGCGACGGCCTGAAGGACGCGTTGATGCGAGCCGTCGGGGCGCCCATGCCTCGCTAAGGAGCGAACCATGGCGGTCACCGCCGCTACCAAGACCACCGACTTCTCCGGGTTCCTGCCCGCCGAGGTCGCCGCGCCGATCTTCGAGAAGGCGTACAAGACCAGCGTCGTGCAGCAACTCGCGCAGAAGGTGCCGCTCGGCCCGAACGGCATCACCGTCCCCGTCGTTACCGGCCGGATGAGTGCGTCGTGGGTCGCTGAAGGCGCCCAGAAGCCCGCCAACAACGGGACGATGTCGCTCAAGACGATGTCGCCGAAGAAGCTGGCGACCATCGCGATCGTGTCCGCCGAGGTCGTGCGAGCGAACCCCGGTTCCTACATGAACCTGATCCGCGACCAGATCGCCGAGGCGTTCGCGATGGCGTTCGACTCGGCGGTGCTGCACGGCACGAACACGCCGTTCGCCGCGTACCTGGATCAGACCACGAAGGGCGTCGAGCTCGGCGGTGCCACCCAGGCGAACGGGTCCGTGTACGGCGACCTCGTGTCCGCTCTGCGGCTGCTCGTCGCCGACCAGAAGCGGCTCACCGGGTGGGCGCTCGACGACGTCGTCGAGCCGACGCTGCTCGCGTCGACGGACACGACCGGCCGGCCGATCTTCATCGACACGCCGCCGACGGACACCGTCGACCTGGCCGGGCCGATCTCGGCGAACCCGACGGTCCGCACTGGCCGGCTGATGGGCCGACCCTCCGCGATGTCGCCGACTGTGGCCACCACAAACCTCACCACCGTCGTCGGTTTCGGCGGCGACTGGACGCAGGTCGCGTGGGGGCAGATCGGCGGGATCTCCTACGACGTGTCGACCGAGGCGTCGGTGACGATCAACGGCACGCTGACCAGCCTCTTCGAGAACAACCTCGTGGCTGTGCGAGCTGAAACCGAGTTCGGGTTCCTCGTCAACGACGTCAACGCCTTCGTGCGGCTGACGAACGCCACCGGCTCCTGACGCCAGCTCGTTCCTGGGGATTCGGTCGCGGCAACGACGCCGCGACCGAGCCCCGCCCTCTTCCCTTGGGAGGTGCCGGTGGTTCCGCTCGCTGAACCGCTCGACGTCGAGGCCCGCTTGGGCCGCCAGTTCACCGACGCCGAGTCAGCCCGCATCTCCTACCTGCTCGACGACGTGTCCGCCATCGTGCGGGCCTACACCGGCCGCGACTTCACGTCCGGCACCCACACGCTCACGGTGCGGATCCGCAACGGCATCGTCCGCCTGTCGGAGTCGCCGGTGCAGTCGATCACGAGCGTCGTCGACAAGGACGGCAACGCCATCAGCTACTCGTGGGACGGCCT